GTGAACTTGTCGATGATGGCCGTCACGCCAGTCGCCGTGTACTGGGTGGTTTGGACGTTCTCGACCGTCTTGGCGGGAACTAGGACTTTTACTGATACGGTCATGGTGTTTCCTATTCAAGCATGAGGTAGCTGCGGGAGTCTTGCTCCCACTTGCCGGTGGTGCCGTTGTAGATCAACTTGTCGCCGTCAGACGGGTTCATAGCACTCACATCGGCCAATTGCGAAAGCATAGCGGTTACTTGTGCGGGCAGCAACGCCAGCGCGTCGATCTGCTTTTGCATCTCTGCCATCTGCTCCAGCAGCCCGTCTACGCTAGGCTGCGTTTCCGCAAACTGCGCCAGCGTTTGCAGTTCGGCCTCAACCGACGCTACCAACGACTCGGCGGCAAACGTGACCCCCGACTCGTCAATGATCGCCGTGGTGGCTCTGTTGAGCGACAAGAAGAACAAGTACCATGCCCGGTCAATCAGCCCCGTGCGCGGGTCAACCAGCGGCACCCGTGGGGGCGTGATGATTGGCGGGGTTGGGCTAAGCATTGGTCGGGCTCAGAATTAGCTCTGCGCCCATGATGGCGATCTTCACGGGGTCGGTGGCTGACACCTCATACACTCGGTCGCGCAGCTTCAAAGTCATGCCCAGCCTGCGCCAGATGGCCCTGCGGTAATACTCACCGATTTTGCCAATGCTGACCCAGTGCTCGTTGGAGTACGTGTGCCCACCATCGTCGGACCAGCGCAGCATGACCTGTGGGTCGTAACCGGGTGCAGCAGGGTAGCTAATGGTTGACAGCATCATGGGCGGCACAAACGGCACGGGGTAGGCGGCTGCATCAACCAGCGGCTCAAAACCATCACCTGCCTCGGTGGTCAGCACCTCGCCCGTTTCGGCAGTGATTTCGTTTTGCACGTACTCGGCAATCAAGATGTCGCCGTTCTCAGCCGTTAATTCTTCCGCATCGTAGGCGGGGTACAAGTTCAGGCCAACACCTGTTTCGCAGTCTAGTTGCAGGCTGTGCTGCGCGGTGCGCTTCAGGTTGTTCTGGCCGGTGGGCAGCGCCCGCCACGACCGCAGCCACTTCTGGATGCTGTTGTTGTCCGAGTAGTCCTCCAGATCGAAGGCGTAGATGTTGCCGTTCTCGTAGTCGCCGACGATGACATTGTTGTTGAACGACATCTGGCAGTTGCTGCGGTGCCGGGTAAACTCGCCGTTGGCAAATCCAGCGCGTTCATGCCACGCCTGGGTGGCAACGTCATACACCCAAGTCGTATTGGCCGTGGGGAAGATCAACACGTAAAAGCTGTGGCCGTCTTGCTGGTACGTGTACGCCACCGCGTCAGACAAGTCGGAATACTGCTGAATCTGCCACTCGACGGCGTGCGTGCTGATGCGCTGGCCCGCGTAGCCGTTGGCCCGGTAGACGATGCCTTGGCCGCGCCGGTCACGCCCAAGCCAGAACAGCCCGTTGTCCATCTTGGCAATTGAGTAGGGGGCAGCGCAGCCCAACTCGTTGAACGCGCCGGGGATGCGCTGAAGTGGGAAGTCCGTCGCGCCCGTGTCAGACCAGACCTCAATCGAGTTGGTGCCAAAAGCCCACACCTCGCGGAAGTTGGCGATAACGGCCACCAGACCGTCAGGCGAGCCCTCAGTGCTGGCAAACTCCAACGGATCAATCGACGTGCCATCCAGCAGCGCCGTGATCCACATCTTTTGGCTGTTGGGCTCGTTGAAGACGAAGTAGCCGTCAAGGTACGCCACGGTCACAGCGCCGGGAAAGTCCGGGTCAGTGATCTGCCCAAAGGCGTTGGTCGAGTTGTTGTATATGTAGCTCGGGCCGTTGGCCGCGATGAACAACTGGGTGCCGTTGTCGGCCAAGCTGACCGGCCCAGTACCTGCCACGGTGCCAATCAGCGTGGGCACGTAGGCGGTGGTGATCTTGTAAAGCTCAGTGCCCGACACCACGAAGGCCGTGCTGTCGCTGGACGAGAACGCCCACAGGCCGCGGATCGGGCCGGTGCCGATGGTGTTGAGCAACAGCAGACCGGGGGCGCGGTTCAGAAACGCGGGCTCTTTGCCCGCCTCGGGCACGATCTCGGGGAACAGGTTGACCATGCGGGCATCCGCAGCGTTGATGCTGCGGGCCACATAGCTTGAACCTAAGATCGGCGTCTTCATCAGTAATTACCCGCGTACACGTTGAACCGCTGCCGTGTAGCCACGATGGCGTAAGGCATGGACATCACATCGTCTGGGTTGTTGATGCGCTTCAAGTTGCGCTTGCTGTACATCGCAATGCGCTGCACCTGGGGGCTGGGCTCGACGCCAAACTCAGGCGCGATCTCGCAGGCGAGGTTGTACGTGAACGCCCGCAAGTAGCCTGGCGGGAACAAGATGTCCGTGGACAGGTTGGCAGGCTGCGTCAACTGCTCAACGCTGATGAAATGCCACTCCAGCAGCCGCGTTGGGCGCGGGTAGATGAAAATGTCAATGTTCGGGTACGTCATGTTGACGAACACGACTTGCGGGAAGGTCGAGGTCACGGTCTTGACCGCGATGCCGTTGTACTGCTGCTGGTTGATCAGCTTGACGCCGTAGGACACGCCTGTGCCGGGGTCTTTGAAGTAGGTAGAGTCGTCAACCAGAACGGGCCGTTGGGCCGTGCCGTTCAAGCGCACCAGCGAGCCGCTAGGGCCAAGAGTCTCGTTGATTGAGCCAACCGGCCAGTTGACGATCTGGTCAATAGTTGAGAAGACAGACAGACGCTCGGTGTTCCACGAGTCGATCATCTGGTTCAGCGCCATCAGGGAATCTTGCGCCGTCGCTGCCGACGGCGTTTCACCCTCGGCCAGCATACCTATCAGCCGCAATGCCCGATTAATCTGTTCGCCTGCGGTGTAGGTCGCCATGTCATTCCCCTTCGGTTGAAACGTCCTTGTTGCGACGGGCTCGCCGTGCTACAGGCTCGGGGCTGACTTCTTCAGCCGCTGGCTCAGGATTGTAACGCGACCAGCCGTTTTGGAGGTCAAGATCGGCTTCTAGGTCCATCGTAGCGACTTTGGCCCCGTGGATGGGGTGGGTGAGATAGATTGCTGCCATGTGTGTGGAAACGGGGGCCGAAGCCCCCGCCCGATTACGCAACGCTGAAGTTAAGACGGTAGACAGGGAACGTCACCGTGTTAGCAAGCGTGCCAGTTGCGGCTGCGCGGATACGCAGACGATCACCGGCAGCAACCACCAAATTGGCAGCAGTACCGCTGAGAGACAACGTGCGTGCGGCATTAGCCGTCAGCGCAGTCCCGCCAGTAGTCTTGGTCGTATTGGCATCGGTAGCCGCCAGCATAACGGCGCTGCCGGAACCCGTAGTCCCAAGGTTGGTGACGGAAAACGTGATGTAGTTGGTATCGCTTGCAGCCAGCGCGTCCACACCCGAAAACACAGCAGAAGTCAGCACCCCCGCCGCAGGGGCAATGATGAAAACGTCGCTGTTGCCGGTAGTGGCAATAGTCGCGCCTTGTTGAGACGCTGTGAGACCGCTGGCGATGTTGGACAAAACCTTCGACGTGCTGTCGATGCTTGCGCCCGAAATCGTTGTGCCGGAGGTCAATTCAGGGTCGCTAAACGCGACGCCTACAGGCTTGGTATTAGGCATGTTTTATCCTTTAAAAAACGGGGGCCAGAGCCCCCATTTAAGTTTAGGCAACGCGGTAGATTGAGTACGCTGCGTCACCAGTTTTGCGGAAACGGAACGTGCCAGATGTGTTGCTGGTTTTAGTCAGCGAATCTTGGATCGTGTCGTTACCAACAAGGGTGTTGCCCGTACCAGCAGTAAAAACTACGTCATTTGCTGCATTGTCACCAATGTTGATGAAAGAGCAGTCAAAGGTCGAGCCAACTTTAAGGCTAGGGAATGCAGCGTCAAGCAATGCGCCTGTGGGGAACACATAGGCTCCGGCATCTGTGCCGCCGGAGTCCATAGTGCACACACCGGTAGCCAAATTGGCTGCGGTGATAGTGACAGCCGCGCCAGTCAAAGCAACGGGAGTGCTGGTGTTGGAAAAACTGATTTCGTCAAGATTGCCGTCACCAACTTGGTAACCGCCTGCGCCATTAGGGAGAGCCATGATAATTTCCTTTGAAAGATGTTACGGAGCTAAATTAACCCCAGAGGCGAACGCCCATCTGAGGACGAATCACACTGAAACCGTACAGAACGTCGATACGGCAGGGCATACGGTCGTTGTTGATGTCGTACTGGCGCACGATACGCAGGCTGATGCCGTTGTGAACAGCGCGAGCAGCCATGTCAACGCCTTGGGGCAGCAACAGGTCGGCGGTTGCGAAGGTGATCGCATCCTTGTGGTACACCAAGTTTTGAGCGTACTGGCTGGAAGCTGCACCCACAAACACCACGGCTTTGCCGTTTTGCGGCAGAACGTCCACGGTAGCTAGGGCGTGGTTGGCCGAATACATCGGAGCCACGGTGATGTTGCCAGCGCCAGAACCGTTCAAGGTCACGTCAGCAGCAGCGACAAACTGGAACAGCGAACCAGTGGACTCACGGGTC